TCACATTGCGCTTATTATTTGCGTTGCTTTTTCATCTTCTTCTTTGTAAGTTTCTTCAAGTAAATGTGAATAAACTTCTGTGGTTACTGATATATTTTTATGTCCTAATCTTTTTGAAATGTAATATATAGAAATACCTTTAGCTAATAAATATGAGCAGTGAGTATGACGTAAAGCATGTGAAGTGATTTCTTTGATACCTAAATTGTTACAATATATTTTTAAACGTTTGTTAACTGCATTGTTTGTTAATTCTCCAAATACAGTACCGTCAATTGTTCTAGGTAACTGATCAACAGATTTAATGATATAGTTCATATCTTTTTGACTAATAGACACGTAACGTGGTGACGAATCTGTTTTATGCTCATCAATATATATTTCACTTTTAACTTGATTGATATATTCACGCTTCAGATTCAAAGCACCACTAATACGACAACCAGTACAAATCATAATGAATAGTACAAGTGATGATGCGTTGTCTTTAGTCATCAAATGCTGTTTTAATAATTCATAGTCTTTTAGATTGATATATTTACTATCTTCACTTTTATTAGGCTTACTAGCTCTATAATTCACTTTAAAAGTAGGGTTCTTTACTATAAGTCCTTCATAAATTGCATCATCTAAAGATGTTCTAATATAACCGTTTAGTTTTCTAATAGATTCTTTAGAATGATTTTTTGAAAATTCATTAATAAAATCTTGATAGTGATACCTGGATAAGTCTTTCAGTTTCTTCTTACCAATAGGGTGGTTATTGATGTGTTCAATTGCAGAGGTATAGGACTTATATGTTTTAGGTGTCACTGTTGATTTTTTAAACGTTTCACACCAGGTTTTGAAATAGTCATATAACGTTAAATTAGGTTCGTATTCAATACCTTGCTTTAATTCATTTAACTTATCTAACCCTGCAGAATTAGCCTCTCTCTTTGTTCTAAAACCTTTCTTTCGATATCTCTTACCCTCATATTTAAACTCATATTGCCATTTTTTACCGTCATAACATCGTGTTTGCATGCTATCCCTCCTCAAAAAAGGTAAAAAATAATAAGGGTAGGCGGGCTACCCTAAAAATATTATTGTTGTACTACTGCTTCTTGTGCTTCTTGTTGTCTTTGCTTCCAACTATCATACCCTTCGTTTTCATTAACCCAACCGGGACCACCAACGTGTGCATTTGGATCGTTTCTTACTTTTTCACTTGCTTCTTTAGCAGCTTCATAATCTCCGCGTCCATATCCCATTTGAGATTCATCATGTGTAGTAGGTTTATTTTTATTCCATTCGTTAATTTCATCTTGTGTCATATAATCATTGTTATTTTGTGGTTGTTGATTGCTACTTTGTTGTTGGTTATTGTTAGCTTGTTGTTGGTTGTTTTGTTGCGTTGGTTGAACCTTCTCACCCTGTGGACGTTCAATATTACCGTTAGCACTTTGAGTTTTCCCATTATCGTTTTTAGGTGTGCTTTCAGATTCGTTGTTAGCAGTATCGTTATTACTATCATCTGAACTATCTTGTTGTTTATCATCATTAGTGTTTTTGTTCGATTTATCTTTGTTTTCTAATTTTTTATCTTTCTTTGGATCGTTAGACTTTTTGTCAGATTTACTTTCTGACCTTTTATTATCATCTTTATTCGAGTTATCCTCATCTTGTCCACATGCACCTAATACTAATAAACTAGCAAAAATTAAAAATAGAACCTTTTTCATTTTACATTTCCCCTTTGAATAAAATTATATTAAAGTACCGAAAAGACACTGTTAATCTTTATAAACATCTTTATTTTCAGTCAATGGTATATCGTTTTTTACCATATGTTCCAATTGTTCCATAGTATATACTGGGACTTTTACTAATTCGTCCCAGTGTTTTGGTTCTTGTTCATAAACGCCACTCATATCCAATACCTCCTTTATTACTCAAATATTTGATAGTTATAAATCACTTTACCTATCACTTCAATTTCATCTGTATTGTCAATATCATATGTATTCGTTTTAAATTCATCTGAATAACTCACAGGATCTAAATGCAGTTTTGTTTCTGTTCGTCTCACTCGTTTTACAGTATATTCACCACCCAAACGCAAAACTAAGATATCGTTATTATTCAATCTATAATCTTGATTGCGTCTGTAATCGTGAATAATTATGTATGAGCCATTAGATAACACTTTGTTCATGCTATCTCCGTTCACTTGTAAAGCAATACACTCTTTAGGGTTTCGACCATTAAAAGCAATATCAGGCACTTCTAATTCTTTAGTATCTATTTCCACAGTTTCGAAATTACCAGCTGACACTTGACCGTAGTAAGGTACTTTGAATTGAGTGTTTATATTAGGCATTTCTACTTCTTCCACTTCACCTAACAAATAACTTTTTGAAACATTAAATAAACTAGAAATCTTTTCAACCATTCCCATTCTCGGCTCGTTTTTACCGTTTTCCCACATTCGTATTGTTCCTTCTGAAACATCTAATTTTTTAGCCATTTCAACTTTTGATAATTTATTTTTTAAACGTATTTCTTTTATCGAATTTTTAAAAGCCATTTCAAAACCCTCCTTATATAGTAATTTTTTAACTACCTTTATTATACTATGAAAAATCATAATTTCAATACATAAAATACGATAATCAAAAATAAAAATTCGATTTTTTAAAAATAAATTATGAAAAACACTTGATTTCGTATTTTAGATACGATATACTTAAGTCAGTTCTTAAGCAAGGAGGAAACAAAATGAATGATACTAATCAAACGCTAACTTTAGAAGAATGGCGTAAAAGAAGACGACATACTCAGGAATCATTTGCTAAAGCTCTTGGCATATCATCTTCAACTTATAATATCTGGGAGAACAATCCTGATATGATTAGACCGAAAGAAGCGTTTAGAATTGCTAAAACGTTAGAAGTCTCAATTGATGAGATTATTTTTTTAAAAGATAAATCGTATTTTAAATACGTTTTAGTTGAAGGAAAAGAACCACAAACAACTTAAAGGAGGAAATTTAAATGGAACAAATCACATTAACAAAACAAGAACTTGCTGAAATTGTTCAACAAGAAATAAGTAAAAGGTTAGACGGTAGAAATCGAATTAGTTCAGGTTCAATTTTCAACGAAGTCAAGATTGAGCATACAGATTTTGCTGAAATTAATAATCAGTTTGATTTCACAAAAGATATAACTGATGATAAGCGTTTTGGTTTAGGACACCCACTATCTTTAAAGAAATATCAACATGGTTTAGGTTGCTATGAACACTATAAAACATATGCAAGTGACATTCATGATCACATTCGAAAGCTTACATTATCAGCATTCGGTGTAACTCTTAATTCTGATTTAAGTGAGAAAGAATATGAAGAAGCAGCAAGAATTTATGAATTGATAAAAGGTTTTTATTTATATCAGTACCAAAAGAGAATTGAAAAATTAATTATTGATGATTTCGAATAAGGAGGAATAACAGTGCAAGATTTACAAAATAAAACGAACATTGGAGAGATGTTCAATATCCAAGAAAAAGAAAATGGAGAAATTGCAATCAGTGGTCGAGAGCTTCATCAAGCATTAGAAGTTAAGACACCATACAAGAAATGGTTTGAAAGAATGAGTGATTACGGATTTGAAGAAAATATCGATTATGCAGTTACGGACATTTTTGTCCATAACCCATTAGGTGGTCGCCAAAACCAAACTGACCACGCACTAACACTAGACACTGCAAAAGAAATCGCAATGATTCAACGTAGTGAACCAGGTAAACGTGCAAGACAATACTTTATCCAAGTAGAAAAAGCGTGGAACAGTCCAGAAATGATAATGCAACGTGCATTAAAAATTGCTAACAGTACAATTAACCAACTAGAAACTCAAATTGAAAGAGATAAGCCAAAAGTGATGTTTGCAGACGCAGTAGATACAAGCACAAGTTCAATACTTGTAGGAGAACTTGCTAAATTAATTAGTCAAAACGGTGTGAAGATAGTACAAAATAGATTATTCCAGTGGTTAAGAGACAATGGTTATCTAATCAAGAAGCAAGGTGAGGCTTATAACTTACCAACTCAAAGAAGCATGGATTTAAAAATCATGGACATCAAAAAGAGAACTCAAAATAATCCAGATGGCTCAATCAGAGTTACTCGTACAACTAAGATTACTGGCAAAGGTCAACAATACTTTATTAATAAATTTTTAGCAGGAGAACTTTAATACCCACAATCGAACAAACAACTTAAAGGAGGCATAACCATGAAATTTTTATACAAAACAACCCTCCTCATCACAATGGCAGTTGTGACGTGGAAGGTCGTAAAGATTGAGAAAAACACAAGATTTAAACTTAGAAATTTTGTTTATCCAAAAATTGATAACACTCAAAGTAAAAAGTTAATGGATATTGCTAATCACGATCTAAAAGATATTTAACTGTATTCAGAATTTTCATATCTTGTTGAGCTTTTAAACTTTCGTATAAAGCAATTGAATAAATAATTTCATAAGATACGTTTTCTGAAGCATCTTCTTTCAATTTATTTATTCTATCTCTGAGAAAGTCACTGTCACCACCGAATTCTTTTTCGGCTTGATTACTAAGTTCACCAAAGAAATTTTGAAAATCATTAAAATCCATAGTTATCCACCTCCTTAGGTTGATAACCAAATTATACACGAAAGGAGTATCTAAGATGACGCAAACTTTAACTGTATCTGTACCAATACCCGAAACACACGTGCTTGTCTCTAAAGATGAATACGATGAGTTATTAAGTTATTCACTAGATCCAGTTTGGGACTTAAAAGAATTGAAACGCAAATTGAAAATGTCATCTGACGAAACTATCAAAGACAGATTACTATTCAATCCGAAGTTTGAGAAATTACTTAAAAAGCAAGGCATCGCACATTATCCGGATGAAAGTTTAAATCGTTGGAGATTTAACGCTAGAAAGATGAGCAATTTCATTGATGAACATTTCGAAGAAATTCATAGAAAGGGGAGATAAATATGACGAACTCAGACAAAACAGTTCTAATATCAGGCATGATGTTCAACGTTACATTTTTCTTATCAATGATGATGGGTGTATTCATCACTAATGCAGTAGCGATTGGAATGATTGCATCAGTAGTAACATATTTATTTTTCGACAAAGTATTTTACGAAACGGAGGAGTGACGAATGGAATTAGTAGAAAAAGTTAGAAATAAAATGGAACAAGACAAGTTGAGTGTAAATAAGTTTGGTTATTTAATCGGCTTTTCTAATGCTTATATGAGCAAAGTGTTAAATGGCCAAAGAAGAATTACAGAAAATGTCGAAGCTAAATTCAATAACTATTTAGAAGGAAAATATGACGGTGTAGAAATACCAAGACACACAAATGATGCTAAACAAAAAATATATGAAGAAGGTTACAGACAAGCAATTAAAGACATGAAAGAGTTTATTAATACAAAAAAGACTGAAAGTCGCTGCAACGACTAACAGTCAAGCATTTAAGAAAAAATTCATCTTAATCATATAACGGGAGGCACATATATGCAAGAGGTAACTCTATCTTTAAAAGAATATAACAACTTACTTAAAGACAGTAGAGATTTAATGTTAATTAGTTTGGAAAACAAACATCTAAAAAGACAACTTTCTACTGCCAATGAGCATATCGATGATTTAAACGACAATGTCAATTTATATATTACCCTGTACCAAAGCGCAGACGCTAGGGCAGACAGAGCGAATAAAAGACTGGAGGAGTATATCAATGTCAAACACATATAACTTAACTCAAGCCTACTTAGAAGTTTTAAACAAATTAGACGAAGGTTATTCATTCGAAGATTTAAAAGATACGTTGGATAGCATTGAAGAAGAATTGAACATAAAAGTAGATAACACTATCGGCTTAAAGCGTTCAGTCGATGCTGACATTGAAACAATAGATAAAGAAATAAAGCGTCTACAAGCAATTAAAAAACAGAAATCTAACCTTTCTGATAAATTAAAAGGTTATTTACTCGACATGTTAGAACAACGTCAATTGGATAAGTACCGCACATCTACTAACTACATTTACAAACGTAGTAATGGACCAAGTAAAGAGGTCACAGATGAAAAATTAATACCTAAAGAATATTGGGTATCACAAGCACCAAAACTCAACTCTAAAATGCTTACTGATGATTTGAAAAACGGCAAAGACATTCCGGGTGCAAAGTTGAAACACACTGTTAGTTTGGTGGTGAAGTAGATGGCTGAACAACTTAATTTGTTCCAAAAAATAGCAGACGTTAAAGCTAATATTGATGGCTTTACTAAAGATGCAAAGAGTTACAACTACTCATATGTAAGTGGTTCTCAAGTATTACACAGAATTAGAAATAAGATGATTGAAAACAATTTATTACTTGTACCAAAAACATATGAAGAAAATTACAAACAAATTGATGTAACAAGATTTAATAAAAAAGCTGGTCGTGAGATTACAACATCAGAATTTATTGTTGAAATGAAATTAACTTATGTATGGATCAATGCTGATAAACCAGAAGAACAGTTCGAAGTAACGTTTTATGCAGTAGGTCAACAAGACGATGTATCAAAAGCACATGGTACTGCATTAACTTATGCAGAAAGATATTTCTTAATGAAATTCTTTAATATTCCTACTGATGAAGATGATGCAGATGCAAAACAAAAACAAGAAAAATATAACAAGGTAAGTAGTAAAACGGTTGGCGTTCTAAAACAAGAAGTGTTTGATTTCGTTGATTTGATGAAGTCGTTAGGAAAAGACGTAACACAACAACAAGCAGAACAAACATTTGGAATACAAGATTACACGTCAATGTCAGAACAACAAACAGTAACTACAATCAATAACATTCAAGCAATGGCGAAAAAATATAAGGAGAATACGAATGACTAATTTAACTATTTTAACAGGACGTATCACTAAAGACTTAGAACTAAAACAAGCAGGACAAACACAAGTAACTAACTTCTCGTTAGCAGTAGACAACCCATTCAAAAAAGATGACACTTCATTCTTTGACATTGCGGCATTTGGTAAAACTGCTCAACTAGTCACTGACTATTGTGGTAAAGGTAGCAAAATCTTAATTGAAGGCAATTTGAAACAAGATAGATTTCAAGACAAAGAAGGAAACAATCGTTCAGTAGTACGAGTGATTGCTAAAAGAATTGAGTTCTTAGACAGCAAAGGTAGTAATAATCAAAATAACCAACCTCAGCAACAACATGGTCAAGCACCAACAGGTAATAACTCATTTACTAATGCAGAAAGACATAGCGACTTAGACATCTCAGATGATTTGTTACCGTTCTGATTGGACTGATGTAAATGGCTAAAACTGATAAAAAATATTTAAAGGAGAAAGAAACATGGATAAAAAAGAATTGCTTGAAGGTTATTTAGAAGGATTATATCAAAACAAAGGATCAGTAGTATTAAATGCTGTCCCTGTGAAAGATTTGAAATGTAAAGAGGGAGATACTTACGAAAGCTTTCATTGTGAAGAAGTGTGGGAACTTTGTCCTTCGTACGCCGATTATTTTTGTGGAATAAAAGGTTTTACTTATGTAACTGAGGTTGGTTGGTCGGAAAACTTATTAGACGACTACCGTGTTTTTGTAATCACTGGCAATCACAAAGGAAATAGAATGGTTACAGTTTTGCGTTCTTTAACTGATTCAGGAAGAAAGAAACGACTTAAAGAAATAAAAACTAAATTATGATTTCAAATATTTCAAGGTGATTAAATGCCAATTATTAAAAATTACATTACTCAAGATGACGGTACAACTACCGTTGTCATTGAGGGTGTAGATATAGACAATAAAACGTCGTTATTACTCGATAACGGACTGGAAGTTGAATGTGAAGTTAAAGCTATTGATCCATTCCTAATTACTGATAAGCAACGACGGAAAGTGTTTGCTCTCTGTAACGATATAGAGGCTTATACAGGGCAACCCAGAGAGTACATGAGGGAAATGTTCCAAGATTATATAACGTTCCTAAATGGCTATGATAAACGCTTGTCATTAAGTAATTGTTCAAGAGGACAAGCTAGAGAATTAATCGAAGTCATTCTCGACTGGGTGTTTCATAACAATATCCCACTCAACTATAAAACAAGCGACTTACTTAAAAATGATAAAGCATTTCTATATTGGTCAACAGTTAATCGTAACTGCATTATCTGCGGGAAACCACATTCTGACTTAGCACATAGATATGCAGTAGGTAAAGGTCGTAATCGTAACAAGATAAATCATGTAGGCAATCAAGTATTAGCGTTATGTCGTTTACATCACAACGAACAGCACCAAATAGGAATGGACACATTCAATAATAAATACCACTTAACAGATAGCTGGGTTGATGTGGACAATCGACTAAATAATATGCTTAAAGGAGGTAGTGATATTGGCTGAAGTATCATGGATAAAATTAAAAGTCGGAATGTTTGATGATAGCAAAATTAAATATATAGAGGCATTACCAGAGCGTGACACAATCATAACCGTTTGGGTTAAGTTGCTAACTCTTGCTGGTAAATACAATGAACAAGGTTACATCATGCTATCAGAAAACTTACCTTACAACGATGAAATGTTAGCTAATGAATTCAATCGACCTATTAATTCAATCAGATTAGCAATGAGAACTTTTGAAGAATTAGGAATGGTAGAAGAAGTCAGAGGTGCATACAAAGTTAAAAATTGGGAGAAACATCAAAGTTTAGATAGTAAAAGTAAGCATAACGAAAAGAATAGACTTCGACAACAACGATATAGAGAACGACAAAAACAAAACCAAATAGGAAATAACGTTACCGTAACGTTACGTAACGATACAGAAGAAGAAGAAGAAAGAGAAGAAGAATATAAGAATAAGAATAGAGAAGATAGAAGTAACGACGCCTTCTCAAAAGCAATTAATTATGTAATCACATTTTTAGATAATAACTTAACCCCTTATCAAATGGAACAGATAGGATATGCAGTCGACGATATAGGGGAACATGCTGATGAGGTTATCGAAATTGCTACTGATTACACGAAAGAAAAAGGGTGTCATGTTGGTTATTTAATTCAAGTTTTAAATAATTGGGCTAAAGAAAATGTGAAAACTAAAGAAGATGCTCAAAACAAAGTAAAACCTAAACAACAAGTAAAAGGAACTTTACTAGACGACATATTGAACGAGGAGTGATAACAAATGCCTATGACTAAAAAAGAGGCTGCAATCATTCTTAATAAAATCAATACTATTTACAATATGAAGTTCGATAGTGACGAACAAGTTTTGAAAGAATGGCTACACCTATTAATAAAATATGGGGACTATCAACCGACATTATTAAAAACAGAGCAATACATCAGAGAAAAGAAGTATAAACCTACTTTATCTGACATATTAGCTTATAAACCTAAAACAAAAGTGATTGACACGATACCTAAAGAACAAACTAAAGCATACAAATTACAGCATGACCCAGAATACAAAAAACGTCATGAAGAACGTAAGAAAAAATGGGCGCAGATGAAACAAGAATGGGGTGTTGTAGATGAAGAATATTGATGTTTTATCAACCGAACACGCTATTGTTTCAAATCTGATGAACTACCCTAAATTGTTAAGTAAGTTAAAACTCAAACCTGTAATGTTTACAGATGTTACTGCGCAAAAATTTATCGAGTATGTACTTGAACAAGGCAAAGTAGATGTAAACGAGATTTACTACAAAAGCAGAGAAGATGCTGAATTTATATCAACTAAGGTATTAACCCAACTGTATAACTCTAAAGGTACAGACAAAGTGTTTTTTATGCAGGATCAACTAAACATCTTAAACAACTACATTTTGAATAAGGCTAGGGTCGAAGTTAGCGAGTTTCAATCAGTGCCAACGAAAGAGAATTTTACTTATCTAATCGACCAATTAAAAGGGTTAAGTGAGTTAAATATCGAGAAAGACAACCCGACAGACCAATTTCTAACAACTGTTATGGAAAACATCTTATCAGATACGCCTAAGACGTTTATAACGACGAACTTTAATAAGTTAGATGAAAAGATACATGGTTTTGAAGAAGGACAATTAAACGTGCTTGCAGGGCGACCTAGTACAGGCAAAACTGCCCTAGCATTAAATATGATTTGGAACCTGACACAACAGGGGTATCCGACTACCTTCTTCAGTTTAGAAACTGGAGGTAACAACATTGTTGAACGTCTAACGTCTGCGATATCTGGCGTGCCACTTTATAAGATTAAAAAGTCAGATGGGCTAAATGATGACGAAGTTGAAAGAATAATGTCAGCAATCAACGACATTAAACAACATAGCAACTTTAGAATTGAAGATCATGCTCAAATTACACCACAAGGTGTGAGAGAAATTGCTATGAGAGATAGCGATAAACCACAAATTATATGTATCGACTACTTGCAGTTAATGAAATCTGACTTGCCACAAAAAGATAGACGTTTAGAAGTTGAAAAAATTAGTCGTGATTTAAAGATTATAGCTAAAGAAACAGGTTGCTTAATCATTGCTTTATCACAATTAAGCAGGGGTGTTGAAAGTAGGCAAGACAAACGCCCTATGATGTCTGATTTAAGAGAGGCTGGGGGCATTGAGCAAGATGCGAACATGATATTCATGCTTTATCGAGATGACTATTACAACCGTGAAATCGCAGATGATGAAACTGGCAAATCAGACATTGAGTTAAACGTCGTTAAAAATAAAGACGGTGAGACGGGCGTTGTTGAACTAGAATTCTACAAAAAAACACAGAGGTTTTACTAATGATTATTGCAGAATTACAAACGTTGTTAGGCGACTTGTACCGTAACGATTACAAAGATGACCCAGTCATTCAAAAAAGCATTTTAGAAATGGGTTGGGCAGTAGATAGATTATTAAAAAGTGAAGAAATAACCTTTTTTGATGATTACGATAACGTTAAATCAAAAATATTAGATGAAACAAAGTGGAGGCAAAGCGATGGGACTTATAGAAAATCAACCTAACGCATATAGCCTATATGAAAGCGACGGTTGGGAAATGCTTAGGGTTCTGCCTAGAGATGACGGTACTTTCTATCTAGCTAATAAAGGTGGAATGAGTGATAAGCATTTTAAACCACTTGTGACTAAAGATGAGTTAGCAAAGATGAAACGTAAACATAAATTATTTAGAAAAGAAGAATTACAACAACAGACAACAATAGATGAATTCTTATTCTAGGAGTGACAACGTGCGGATAGAAATTAACTTTAACGAAACGTATGAGGCACCTATTGGCTCGCCTCGTCCACGTTTCAGAAATACAGGTAGATTTGTTCAAACATACATGCCAGCGTCTTATACAAAGCATAAGGACTTCATCAGAGAGCAGATGCCAAAAGCGTTACTCGATGGAAAATTGAAAGTGACATTATCGTTTTACTTCAAGGCACCAAAAAGCTGGAGTAATCGTAAAAAGTTATTAGCAATTGGACAGTACAAACGTACTAAACCAGATATAGATAATTTAATCAAAACTGTGTTAGATGCAGCGAACGATCACCTATGGAAAGACGATAATCAAATCGTTGAAATACACAGTTTTAAGCAATATGCAGAGGAACCAAAAATTATTTTAGAAGTGGAGGAAGTGTAATGCAGTAAGAAACACTAAAACTCACATTCGATTTAACCGTCGAAGTAGAACAACCTATTTGGATAAACAAACATTCAGATAGAGAAAACTATATCGAACATTACTCTAATAGATATAAAAACGATCCTGACAATTTACTCGATAATATCAAAAACATTACTGACGTTAGTGTCAGTTACGCAGATTGGAAGTGACACCATGCCAAAAGTGAATTTAGACGGTAAACGTTACAGATTATGTGATGTGTATAAATATTTTGATGTATCTGATAGCACAGTTCGCAAGAGATATAAAGAAGGCTTACGTGGTCCAGAATTAATACATGGCAAGGGAGTATATCAATATGGTGCAGACATACGAAAGAAATGAAAAGCAATTAACAGCTAAGCAGTTGTATGAGATACAGCAAGCAGAAATTAGACACGAAAGAGCGTTGAAACGTAAACGTAGAGAAGAACGTATTGCTAGGGCTAAACGTGCAGAACGTGAGGTTGCTAAGCATAGAGTGAACACTAGATACTTTAAAAATCTAGTACAAAACAATCTTATGGTTAAAGTCAAAACAGATCAATACGGCAATGTGCAGAGGGGGTAGCGGAATGGAAAATGTAAGAATAATTGATTTGAAAGTAGATAATATTGTTCAGTTCCAAGCAGCATTTAAAGGTATTACTGCTATGCAAACGGTCATAGTCAATCGTGTGTATGCAATAGAAAAAGGTTTGAAAACAGTTTGGTATGCAGAGGTAGAGAATGAAGGTGGTTATAAATTTACACTTACAGATAATGATGACTTTGTGAGAGTTAATGAGCCATTTAGTCGCAAGGTTGATTTAATAAACGAACCACCACATTATACTTACGGCGATATTGAAGTTGTAGATTATTGTGACCAAGTGTGTAAAACATATCCACCAGAATTATCACCTTATGTATTTAATGCAATTAAGTATCTAAGTAGAGCGACACAAAAAGGAGGGCAAGAAGACATTGGTAAAGCAAAATACTATGTGCAAAGATTATTCGATAAATGGGAAGGTTGAAGTTTGGAAAGTGATAGACGGTTATGAAAATTATGCGATCAGCAATTATGGAAATGTTTGGTCTTACAACATAAACAGAAAAATGAGTATTAATACAGCTGGTTTATATTCAACAGTAGGGTTACGTAAATATAAAGGAGCAAAGCAAGATAACAAGTTAGTTCATAGATTGGTAGCTCAAGCTTTTATTCCTAATCCTAAAAATAAACCTCAAGTAAATCATATCGATGAAAATAAAATGAATAATTATTTTGAAAATTTAGAGTGGGCAACTTTATCAGAAAATTATGGTTATAACAATTTACATGAACGCAGAGTGAAAACAAGAATGCTATCGGGATATTATGATAGTGAAAAATTTAAGGTAGCAATTAAAAATAGCGCTAAAACAAGAAGTATACCTATAAAAGGAATCAATATAAAAACTGGAGATGCTGTGTATTTTGAATCAGCAAGAGAAGCTGGTAGGAATGGTTTCCATCAAGGTGCTATAAGCGCTTGCTTAAGAGGAGAGTATTCTCAACACAGAGGTTACAAGTGGTACAGACAACGTGCATTTGAGAAGTGGGAGGACCAACAATGATCTATTTAGGTGGCGACATGCTAAGTATAGGACAACAAATGCGTCGTGAGTGGGAAAAGCAAGAGTTACAACGATTAGGATTTAAAGTCTACGCGCCACAAGACGATAAGGATATCAATGATAAAGCGAATGCTAAGCAAGATAAGTTAGCAGAACGTATTGTGGCTAACGATACAGAGGGTATGGAACGCAGTAGCATTATGATATTCGATTATTTACCTCATGCACAAGGGACAATTTGCGAAATGGGGTATGCACAGCACCTCAAAAGAGCAAGTGAGAAGGATATTAAGATTTATGTTCAATGTACCGACATTAGACAAGGAACAGGACATATTTCAGACGAACAGGACCGAGCAGAGTTCAGTATCAATCAATATGTGTATGGCGTAATAATGGATATCACTGACGGGAGAGGTATTCAAACGTTTGATGAGATATGCGAGGAATTAATCTCATGATACTTAGCGATACAATCAACCAACGCTATCGCTATGCTACACAAGGCAAGACACCTACACAGATACAACAGGAATTACGCAAGCTAGGTGTCAACGGCTTTGTGGTTAAGGTAGCAGGAAGTAGAGTGACGATGTTGGTAAGTGAGAACAATATTAAAAGGAATAGGGAGTGTGTAAGGGATGGCAAAGATTAAACGTAAGGTAGAGATGACATTACCAGAATTAATTGAGTGGGCGTGGGAGAATGAAGTTAGTGATAAGGCTTTTTATAGCAATCTTGATGGTGGTTCTGTGTATTTCGATAAAATTCAAAATTTGTCGATAGAGCATGAAATTGCTATAAATGAAACTTTCACAGTAGAAATTGAAGAAGAGATTACGAAAGAAACGGAGATACCTAAATTAGTATCTATCAATAGAAACAATTTAAATGAAGTTAATATAAATTTCAATTGTAGTATCGGACAGTTTTTAGATAGAAGTGATTATAACTATTATATCTTAAACGACGACGGCACAATGACTTTAATTTGGAAGGACGGTAAATTGTTATGATAGCTAATTTTAGAGTGTGGGATAAAGAAGAAAAGAAAATGCATAAAGTAAAAACTATTGAATTCAGTCGCAGAGGTGCAAGAATTATACATTTAGCCGAAGTACAGTCTAACGGTAAAGGAGATCATAAAAGATGGCATTCATCTGTTGAACTCATGCAATCGACAGGTTTAAAAGATAAGAATGGTGTCGAGATTTATGAAGGGGATATTGTACACGTAAATTATAGATTAGGCACTGTTAAATACACAAAAGGTTCATTCTATATAAAGTTATTAAACTCTTCTAAGTTTATCTTATTATCAGATTTCTATTTTAAATCTTATACGAATGATTGGATCTTAAAAATTTTAGGCAACATCTACCAAAACCCAGAGTTATTGGAGGGTGAGTGATATGGGACCTGATACAAAAGAATATTACGAATTGCAATCAGATATTTGGTTTAACGAATGTTGCAAGCGTATGAAAGAACGTGACAGTTTCCGTAAGCAACGTGATGAACTCATCAATGATATGGCAGAAGTGAAAAGGAAGGCAGAGGCGTTTGATGAGATTTTAAACGTTGACTATATAGTAGCGCCTGATGATTATGCACATGAAATCACAAAAATTGTAGATAAATACAGGGAGGAACAATAAATGTCAATTTTACCAATTAAATTATTATCAGAAAATGCAATCTTGCCAACAAGAGCAAATCCGACAGATAGTGGATTAGATTTATATGTAGCAGAAGATACAACTATTCCAGCACATAGTACAGTCGTAGTACCAACACACATTGCAATTGATTTAGCGTATGGATATGAAGCACAAGTAAGACCACGTTCAGGTAATTCACTTAAAACTAAGTTACGTGTAGCACTAGGCACAATTGATCACACGTATAACAAAGAAATTGGCATTATCACAGACAATATCGGTGATGAGGCAATCGTAGTTAAAGCAGGCACACGTCTAGCGCAGTTAGTTGTTGCACCAGTAATGTTACCAGAGCCAACGGAGGTGCAAGAGTTTGATGAAGTGTCGGAAAGAGGAGCATACGGAAGCACAGGAGAATAAAGATGATATTTATCAACGTGTAAAAGAGGTGCTGGGGAAGTGACAGGGTACGTTATAGCAACGTTATTTTGCGGGAGTTTTATAGGGTCGATTGTAAGTTTGTCAGTTTTTACAGTCGACTTAATAGCTAATAAACAACTATCTAAAAAAGGATTGTTATTCTTTTTCTTGTTGGGAATAATATTAAATATTTTATCTCTACTGATTTATCCTATTGGTGTAGATTATGGAGTGTTAGAAAGATGACACAATACCTAATCAGAAAATTCAAAGATAGCACAGGTCACATTCACACTGACATTGAGAAAGCACGCACAAACGAAACTCTCTCTATTGTTGAGGCAGATGATAAGGAAGAAGCTAAAAAGAAAGTGAGTGAACGGAATGTATAATAAAGAAAAAAATTATGTGGTTGAGGTTAATGACGGAATTTATTTGATGAAGAGCAGATTTTTAGAAGGATATCATTTCACAAAAGAAATAAAAAAAGCTTATAGATACGACGGACAAAGAGAAGCCAAAACTGCAGCAATATGTTGTGGTGGTAAAGTTAGAACTTATACCATCACTTATGAGGTGGAGTAATGACACAATTCAAATTAAGTTACATTAATCAAACATTATATTTTTATAAATTCTTGCTTTTTAGAAAAAATGTAAGTGATGTTTATGGATATGTAAAAAGTGTTGTAGAACGTTTACCTAAATCAATTATAAAGGAGTTAACAGAATGAGTGATTTTAAAATAATAACTTCAGAATTAATTAGCAAAGGCATTGAGTTTGAAATAGAAGATGACACCTTGATTGTCGGTGATTGTTCAGTAATCAATTATAGCGACGTGTATTTTTTAAAATTGTCCGGAATTAATACTCAACAAGGAATGGCTGTTAAGCATCCTAGAGTTATAGCAGATTTCTTATCTAGTTATTATTACTTATTAGAAGATCATAATAGTATCACTGTAAAAGATATTAATTTTAAAAGTGAGGTGCGTAGTAATGATTAAACGCATACTAAAAATATGGTTCATCATCGGAATGTATGAACTAAGCAAATATCTAACTAACGAACTTATCGTAAAGTTGCAGAGTGTAGATGATGTGGAAGTGCCTAGTGATTATGCTAGGGAGAGTGATCAGACAGATTTGAATGGTGTAAAACGATGACTTATTGGATAGTATTGGTACCTATTGTATACCTAGTATGGATATGTATAAAGAGTAAGGGGGGACGTAAGTGATGTGGCTTATTATCTTATGTGTGTTCTTAACGATATTAACATTTGGTTTTGCAATAGAGAATGCAAAATTAAGAGGGAATATGGAAGGTAAGGAATATCAAATAAAATTATTAGAACATAGATTAAGTAAATATGAAGATTAAGGAGGAAATCGATTGTATTCAAAAGAAGCGATACTAAACATGATTGATAACTACCAAATGACATGTAAATACTTAATTACTGTAATACCAGAATGTGATAGTAATTCGATTGCTCAATATGGCATACAAGCGACGTTACCTAAACCGCAGGGGCAAAATAGTAGTAAGGTTGAAGATGTTGTTATACGTCGTGAGAGAATGAGTAAACGACATGCTCAGATGTTAGCAGAAGTAGAATTTATTAATCAATCGCAGCAGAAGTTAGGACATGTTGATTTCATATTCTTAGACCATTTAAAGAAAGCTAAACGCAGAGATGAGATTATTAAAGTTATGCCTAACTCACGATTGAATAGAAATAACTTCTTAGCACGTAAGGATGAATTAGCTGAGAAGATATATTTACTACAATGACAAAAATGACGCAAATGACTGATATGACAGTCTTTGTAATGAGATAGAAAATAATATTAAAATAAATGTGTGGCTACGGAAATAGTCATAACATACTCCTTTCTATTTAGTTACGTGGGAAAGTCTTCCTAAGCCTTTCAAATATGTAGCCTATCTGAGAGAACACTCAGGTAGGTTTTTTGTATGCTGATATGACATTGAAAACGTGTGATATGAGTGTATAAACGCTTTAATATTCTTTAATTTGGAGGTGATTTGAGAAGTGAACTCAAAACAATTTAAAGCAATTGCACTAATGGTTGAGGGCAACTTAAATCAAAAGCAAATCGCTGAAAAGTTAAATGTGTCCGTTCAATCCATAATAGCATGGAAAAAGAAACCGGAGTTTCAAGAGGAATTACTTAATGCCGAACGTAATCTACTAAAAGGACTGACTGGTAAGGCGATTAAGACGATGGAAGATTTATTAACTGCAAAAAGCGAGTTAGTTAGATACAACGCAGCAAGTGACATCTTAGACAGAACAGGGCATAAGCCTACTGACAAAGTTGAGGCAGAAGTTATCACGCCGACCTTTATAAACGATGTGCCAGCCGATGACTGATAAAAAGTTAAGTATTACAAACACTATCGGTGGTGGCTACAATAAATTCTGGCACAACAAAAACTTTTATAGAGTAGTAAAAGGTAGTCGTGGTAGTAAGAAGTCAAAAACAACTGCACTCAATTTTATATACAGACTTATGGAACATGAATGGGCTAACATTCTTGTTGTAAGACGCTTTAGCAATACTAATAAACAATCAACATATACAGATTTGAAGTGGGCTACTAACCAATTAGGTGTGGCTCACTTATTTAAGTTTAACGAAAGTTTACCAGAGATTACTTACAAACCAACTGGACAAAAAATATTATTTAGAGGACTTGATGATCCGTTAAAGATTACATCAATTACTGTTGACAAAGGAATATTGAGTTGGTGTTGGATAGAAGAAGCGTATCAGATTGAAACATATGACAAATTCGCCACACTTGTTGAGTCCATTCGTGGTAGTGTGAATAGTCCCGATTTCTTCAAACAAATTACAGTTACATTCAACCCTTGGAGTGAGCGTCATTGGCTTAAACCTATATTCTTTGATGAAGATACTAAGCTAAATAACACTTTCTCATATACAACAACATATCGAGTGAATGAATGGCTTGATGAAGTCGATATTGCACGTTATGAGGACTTGTATCGTACCAACCCTAGACGTGCAAGAATTGTATGTGATGGAGAATGGGGAGTAGCTGAGGGGCTTGTATTTGATAACTTCGAAGTGAAAGAGTTCGACTGGTTAAAGGTATTCAAACGAACACAAGAAAAGGCACATGGTAGTGACTTTGGTTTCACTCACGATCCAACTACATTGATTAGTACCGTTGTAGATATGAAAAACAAAGAATTATGGATATACGATGAACACTATGAAAAAGGAATGCTCACTGATGAGATATATCAAATGTATGTAGATAAAGGATATAAAGATGCGCTTATAGTTGCAGACAGTGCTGAGAAACGTTTGATTGCAGAGATTAAGCGTAAAGGCATTCCTAACATTAAACCATCAATCAAAGGGCAAGGTTCAATCATGCAAGGCGTTCAGTTCATACAAGGCTTTAAGATATATGTGCATCCTACTTGTGTGAATACCATTGAAGAATTGAACACTTACACATTTGAGCAAGATAAGGAAGGAAACTGGTTGAACAAACCAATAGACGCTAACAACCATTTGCTAGATGCACTTAGATATAGCCTAGAACGTTTCCATTTGCCTCATAAACAGACGAAAACAAATGTTAGGAAGAATATTAGCACCATTAAATCAATGGGCTTATAAGGAGGGATAACGCTTGTTAAAAGTAAATGAATTTGAAAGAGATGTAGAATACCGACAGCATCGAGATAAGATATATAGACGTGACGCAGTAGAAACATATCGTTACGACGGTACATTAAGCGAGATACTAGATGACTATGATTTCATCAGTGAATGTATTGGTCATCATTTAGAAGCGCAAGTACCTAGATTACAAATGCTTGATGATTACTATCAAGGGCTTAACTACAACATTATGCGTAATCGTAGACGTAGAGAAAGACACTTAGCAGATAATCGTGCAGCACATGACTTCGCATCATACATCGCAGACTTTATTAATGGTTATTGTTTCGGTCATGCGATACAAGTGCAAACAGAAGATGAAAGTACACAAGAGAAGATTAACGGCCTACATAACTTAAATGATATCGACACACATAACCGCTCAATCGGATTAGACTTATCTATCTTCGGTCGTGCTTATGAATATATTATCCGTAATCAAGATGATGAAGTGAGATTATACAAATCTGATCCACGTAATACATTTGTGATTTACGATAATACGATTGAACAGGATAGTTTGATTGCGGTGAGATACTGGCAAACGTCAACAAGAGAATATGACGACACAGATATTTATAACGTGGACATCATTACACCTAATGCAACTAATTTCTTTTATGCTAATAAATCTACTAACCTATCACTACAAGAACGCAGGCCATCAGAGCCGCATTCATTCGGTAAGGTAACAATCACAGAGTTTAGCAATAATGAAAAGCGTCGTGGAGATTTTGAGAAAGTTATTCCGTTAATTGATTTATACGACAACGCTCAATCAGACACAGCTAACTACATGAGTGATTTGAACGATGCGATGTTATTGGTAATCGGTAATATGGAACTTGATAGTAATACAGCACAGTTACAAAAAGATGCGAATGTGTTCCACTTAGTCCCACCAGATTACAAAACAATGGACGAGAGAACGACAGAGGGTAATGTAGACGCTAGATACATCTACAAAGAATATGATGTAAGTGGTGTTGAAGCATATAAAGACAGAATCAGTCGTAACATTCATATGTTCACTAATACGCCAGATATGACTGATGAAAACTTCGGTGGCAATCAGTCAGGTGAGGCAATGAAATATAAGTTGTTTGGCTTAGAGCAACGTACAGCAATCAAAGAAGGTTTATTTCGAAAAGGTTTGCGTAGACGTTATAAGTTAGTCGGTCAAATTATGAGTATCAATCGTGAATTAAATAGCGATGCTATTCAAGATTTAACATTTACATTCACACGTAATATACCTAAGTCAGTCAAAGATGAAATGGATATGTACTTACAAGCAGGTGGACAAATCAGTCAACAATCATTGATGTCGCTTGTGTCGTTCATTGACAACCCACAACAAGAAATGGAACGTATTGAAAATGAAGAAGATGCTCAGTTACAAAAATCAGATGAACGCATGTACAACCAAGAGGGTATAGATAATCACATTGATAATGAGGAGTGATGATCTATGACTTATTGGGAAGATAGAGCAAAAGAAATTATTGATGAAGAAAGTAAATCGGATTATGAGATTGCTAAAGAAATACAACGTATTGTCGATGAAATGAACGCTGATATCGAAGATGAGATCAATCGTTTCTATGCAAGATATGCAATTAAAGAAGGTATTTCATTTATTGAGGCTAAGAAGAAGATTGATGCAGTAGATGTTCAAATGTTCCAACAGAAAGCAAAACAGTATGTTGAGAATAAAGACTTCAGTGATAAAGCTAATGCAGAACTAAGAGCCTACAATACTAAGATGTATGTTAGTCGTGAGAAGTTACTTCAAGCGCAACTAGGACTAATTGTTACTTATGCTTATGCACAGATAGAACAATCTATGTATAACTACATGGAGAGTGCTTATTATCGTGCATTAGAGCAACAAGCAGGTATCTTGGGAGAAACGCTTCAAGTATCTATCAATGACGTTAAAACAATCATATTCACACCATTTGAAGGACATAAATGGAGTACAAGACTTTGGTCAGATATGGACGTGGTAAGACGACACGTACAAAAGACCACACGTCATGTATTACTACGTGGCAGACATCCTTATGAGTTTGTGAAAGACTTACGCAAAGATACAGGGGCAACAACTTACAACATGAAACGCCTATTACTTACAGAAACTGCAAGAGTTCAAACGTTAGCGTCTAAACGTCATATGCTTGAAGAACATGGACCAGAATCTGAATATCAATTTGTAGCAAAAATGGATAGCAAGACAACGAAAACATGTAGGAGTTTGAATGATAAAACATTTAAAGTAAAAGACATGGTTCCGGGTGTGAATGCTCCGCCTCTACATCCTTTCTGCAGAAGTACCGTCGTTCCGCACATTGATGAAAACTGGCGTGATAAGTTCTTCGAAGAACGTAAAGGTAAATACTTCGGAGGTGTGGTTAAATGAGCAATCAAGAACAATATTTAAAAGAAATTGCTAATGAGTTGAAGTTGATTAGAAAGCAATTAGAAAAGACGAATGACAATAAGACTGTAAAAGTTGGAATGGACGTTAGTCCTGAAGATTTAACAACTATTGTGAATGAAGTCAATGCGTCTAAAGATGCTAAATTTAAACTTTAGGAGAATACTAAATGCTAAAAGCACTCGAACGTATCGCCGACGCTTTAGAACACATTCATGTAGAACTGAAGCGTCTGAATGATACAAACCCTAGTAACCAAGCACAAGCGAAACCTAAGCAAGATAAAAAGAAATCATTCGACCCTAAAAACTTTATTTGAGGTGGTACTCATGAAAAGTCGTAGCGTGAAAATGGTGATCCAATTAGTATCTCGTTGGTAGCATACGTTAGCTACTTGACCTAAGTAAGTCATTAAACTGCTCATAAACTATAACTAATTATAAGGGTTAAGAAACTTGTTTCCCTATCAAAATAAATCTAGCGCACTAATCGGGCTTAATTGACTGATTGGGGCGCTTTTTTTATGCGATAAATTCGAGTGCTTAACGTTTATGAGGAGGATAAAAAATGATTAAAGATGACTTATACAAATTAAATTTACAGTTTTTTGCAGAAAACGAAGGCGATTCTGAAAACACTAACGAAGATGATAATAAAGAGTCAGAAAACGATAACGATAGTAAGCAAGAAACTTACACAAAGAATGAAGTAGACTCGGCTATCAGTAAAGCAGTAGACAGCGCTTTGAAGAAACGTGAGCGTAAGCACCAGCAAGAATTAGAAAACGCTCGTGAAGAAGCTAGAAAAAAGGCTGAAAGCTACGCAAAACTAACTGAAAAAGAAAAGCGCGACAAAGAAATTGAAGAACGTGAGCAAGCGTTAGCTGAAAAAGAAAAAGAGTTCAAACTACGTGAACTTAAATCTGACGTTGAGAGTGACCTTAAAGAAAAAGGTTTACCTACTTCATTTGCAGAGTCACTTATTCATTTAGAAGATGTAGAAAAGATTAATGAAGTTGTGAAAGAAATCAAAGCTGATTTTGACAATGCAGTACAAGAGCAAGTGAAAGAAGTTACTCGACAATCTACACCGAGCAATCAAAGTAGTAGTTTTGGCGGTCGTCAAACAAGCGGAAAGTCGATTCAAGAACTTGCTAATGAAAATAGAATTATAAAATAACGGAGGTATCAACCTATGGCAGATGTAAAACCACAAGTATTCAACCCAGATCATGTAATGATGCATGAACATAAGGAAGGCGAATTATTAAACGAATTCAACAAACCTATCCTTTTAGATGTATTACAAAACTCAAAAATCATGCAATTAGGTAAGTATGAAGATATGAACGGTAAATCTGAAAAAGAATTTACTTATTGGGCGGATAAACCGGGTGCTTACTGGGTAGGCGAAGGTCAAAAAATCAGAACTACTAAACCTAGCCTAGTAAGTGCTAAAATGCGTTCTCATAAATTAGGTGTAATTGTCGTAGCATCTCGTGAGTTCTTAAATTACACTTACTCACAATTCTTCGAGGCAATGAAACCACAAATTGCTGAGCAATTCTATAAGAAATTTGATGAAGCTGGCTTATTAAACGTTGATAACCCATTTGCTCAATCAGTAGAACAATCAGTAAAAACTTCAGGTAATACTGTAAATGGAGAAATCAACTTAGATAACGTATTAAAATTAGAGGATAAATTATTAGAATATGATGTAGAAGCTAATGCTTTCTTATCTAAAACACAAAACCGTACAGCTTTACGTGGTGTGCGTGACGAAAACACTAACGAAAGTTACTATGATCGTTCTTCTAATACATTAGACGGACTTCCAGTAGTTGATTTAAAATCTGATGAAATTAAAAAAGGCGACTTATACGCTGGGGACTTTAATAAAATGTTCTACGGTATTCCTTACAATATGTCTTATAAAATTTCAGAAGATGGTCAGTTGTCTACTGTACAAAATAAAGATGGTAGTCCAGTAAACTTATTCGAACAAGAATTAATTGCTTTGCGTGTAACTATGGACGTTGCATTCCACATTGCAGATGATAATGCGTTTGCTAAATTAACAGCTGGTTCTGGTTCAACTGGTGGAAACACTGAAACTGTCTAATTAATCTAAGGAGGTCTAGCTCATGGCTTATTCATACGAAGTAGTACGACCATTTGTAGACGCAGAAGATAAAAAACCATATGAAGTTGGCGACATTTATCCTACTGATATTACAGATGAGCGTATTACTCAATTACTACATGCTGATAACAAATATAACAAACAATATATTAAGTTAGTTGTAGATGGTAAGAATACAAAAGCAGAATTAATTGAAATTGCACATAAACATGGTATTGAAGTATCTGAAAAAGATACAAAAGCAGACATCTTAGACACATTGGAGGGATAATATGGCGACATTAGAGAATGTTAAGCTATTACTCTCTATTAACGATAATGTACAAGATGAGTTGTTAAAAAGAATAATAGATAACACTGAAAAGCGTTTGATTAGCTTGCTTCCTATTGGTAGTGATGAAGTTCCAGATAGATTGGAATATATCGTCGAAGAAGTAGCAGTCAAGCGCTTTAATCGTGTTGGCGCAGAAGGTATGACGCAGGAAAGTGTAGATGGGCGTTCTAATACGTTTCAAGCAAACGACTTTGACGAATATATGGACGTAATAGATCAATATACGCCACGAAACTCAGATAAACGTGGGGCAGGTATTTTCTATTGAGATATAACAAGAGAGTCGTGTTTGCTAAAGAGACGAAAGGACAGTACAACCCTAAAACAAGCCGAACTGAAACATACGAAAAGCGCTACGATGCAATACCATGTAATATCAGTCCGCTAAGTCCACAAAAAACAGTGGTGCAATACGGAGACATCAATAAAGACATCAATGTCATACGTTTAAACGGTCATTTTGAACCTACTGTGACACATGCTTATATTAACGATACTAAGTATCAGATAACCAAAAGAATTGATTATGAACACGATACAGTGTTCTATATCGAGGAGGTTAAGTAATGCGTTTCGGTGGTGGCGATTTAGACGACTTAATCAGAGATTTTGACCGAATGAACAATGATATTGATGATGACGTTGACGAAGTGTTGCATAACAATGCGATTGAATTTAGTGCAGATACAGTTAAAACTGCTAAAGAAGTAATGAACAAAGGTTATTGGACTGGTAACTTAGCAAGAATGGTTGAAGATGCTAAAGAAGGACATCTAAAGTATGGTATCACTTCTAAAGCAGGTTATTCGGGAAACGGAATCCCGCCTATGTTGGCAACAGCATAGTGAACAACCGGGCAATATCGGGGAAACTCTTTAATGTATTGGTGTTTTTTGAAGTCGGAACATGGTATAATATACCTAAGAGGTGATACCATGATCAAAAGAGATGAAAAAGGAAATATTGTTGATAACCCTAGAATTAAAGACAAGACAGGTCAGAGATTCGGGAGATTGGTAGTTAAGGAAATAGATTTGAATAAAGCATCACGAAAAACATTTTGGATATGTGAATGTGATTGTGGAAATGTTGTTTCGATTAGAAGTGATACTTTAGGTTCAACAAAATCATGTGGATGTTTAAAGAAAGAACAAGATTTTAAGAACTTACAATTAAAAGACAAACAGCTACACGGATTGACAAATCACCCAGCATATACACGATGGAATGCTATGATGCAACGCTGTTATAGACCTAATTCTGAAAGATATCCAAGATATGGTGGACGAGGTATTAAAGTTTGTGATGAATGGCATGATGTTAAAACTTTTATAAAGTGGGCTGAAGAAAACGGTTTTTCAGAAGAATTAAGCATCGAAAGAATTGATTTAAATGGTGATTATGAGCCTAGTAATTGTAAATGGATACCTTTAGAAGAACAACGATGGAATACTTCTTATAATGTTTGGTATGAATATAAAGGTTTGAGATTAACAACTATGCAATGGACAAGAAAATTAAACATACCTATTAAAGAAACATCTAGCTACCGAAAGAATGATATTCCTTTTACTGACATTATTAAAAAATACTGGAAAGACAACCCCGAGATAACTGACTAGATTGCGAAAGGCTAGTCAGCATCGTAGAGCATACCAGATGAATAAATATAATTCTGGCACGAGTGTCCGGCAACCAATAATGGTTGCTTTTTTTATTGGTTGAAAAGATATGCCGACCTTACTGGTGACAGTAAGAAGTAGAGGATAAAAAGCCTTTACGATAACAATATGATTCCTTGAATACGGCACCAGATACATGGAACCAGAAACGTTTATGTTCCCAGTCTACCAAAAGTTCACTAAAAAAGTCAGAGCAGACCTCGAAAGATTAATTAACGGTTAGGAGGTATGCGATGCGTCAATCAGTGAATTTACAATTGTTCAATTATCTTTATACAAAGTTTGAAGAACTTGGCGTGCCTATCATTCGCACAAGCGAACTTAATCAAGCATTACCTTATCCCTTCATCGCTATTCAATCTATTAGAGATGATATACACCGTTTAACTTTTGACAGTTACAGTGGTACGCCAACTGCTACTATTCACATCTGGTGCTTAGATGACGATAAAGGTAAGAATGATGAGTTATATATTCAAGTACAATCTATCTTGCTAGATGAGATAGAACTTGACGGATATACATTGACACTACCTCAAATCAGTGTGAATGAAAGTACAGAACAAGAAACTAATCAAACATTGTCACATACAACTATAAGTGTAGAGTACGCAAGTCATTAAGTTGGCTTGCGTTTTTTAATACAAAAATTTAGGAGGTATTCAACCTATGCCAACAAAACAAGGTACTGATGAATTAGTTTTAATTCGTAAAGTCGGCGACAAAAAAGACGCTAACAAAGTAATGTTAGTTACTGAATTAGAACGTGAAACTGAAAAAGACAGAGATACAGAAGCTACATTTGATGGTTCTGTAAACTCTGGTGGTACATTAGAATCTACTGTAACAATCAATTGCTACATGGACCAAAAAGACACGTTATGCGATGAAATCGAGGACGCAACAGAAGATGATACGCCATACGAGTTATGGGTTATCAATAAACGTGTAAGAAATGAAGATGGTAAATATAAAGCTGAATATAGACAAGGCTACTGGAATAGTATCACTCGTACTAATGAAGCAGACGGTATTGCTGAATTTGAAACAGAGTTTGGCGTTTATCTTAAAAAACAACGTGGTTATGCTACATTACCGCAAGCAATCGAAGCAAACAAAGCTGCTTATGGCTTCCACGATACTATTGCAGCTGATCCAGCAGACGACGGTTTGGCTGAAAGTATTCCACAACCAACAGAAGCTGAAACTGTATAAACATGAGGGGAATATCCCCTCTTTTTTATTTGCGCAAATAAAAAAATAAGTGAGGTATTTAATTTATGCACATTAAATTTAAAGATAAAGAATTAGAATTATCATTCGGATTAGGTTTCTTAAACAAAATTGATAAAGAGTTAGGATTAGAAGTAGAACAAATGACAATCGGTCAAGGTTTAAATATGTTAGTACCTAACCTACAAAACGGAAATATTGTTGCATTATCTAAAGTGATTAAATCAGCAACTGCTCATCATAAAAAGAAACCACAAACTGATGAAGAATTAGAGACAGTTTTAGAAGATATCGCAGAAAACGAAGGTATTGATACTTTTAGTGAACAAATCATCGAAGAATTGGGAAAGAGACCTTTAACCCAAAACCTAGTGCCAGACGAATACAAACAAGACAAGAAAAGCAAGAAGTAAATGATGATGTATTAACGTTTGATAAAGTCGTCATTATCTGTATGAGTAAATTAAAAATGTACGACTTAACCAAAATAGAGATGATGACGTTAAGAGAATTCAATTATCGCATGTGGTCGTTGGAATACGAACAACTTGATAAAGATATGGAAATGTACAAACTCGCTTTTGCTATACGTGACGCTCAAGCAGAGCAGAAAAAACGTGGTGGCAAAAAAGGAGAAACAGAGTATCGTTTTAGAAGTGCTAACGACATTATGGACTACGAAGAAAATGTCAAACGTTTAAACAGAGGAGAGCCGTTAAAATTTGGCTCTGATTCTAAACGTGATACCAATGCACCTACCGACTTACTCAAATTAATTGCAAGTCATAACAATTCTTTAAGAAAGGAGTGATAACGTGGCAGAGGCGAATTATAGTATTAAAGCACAGATTGAGGCGAACACACGTAAGTTTAAAAGTGCTATTCAATCGGCTAAGAAAGTGGCTCAAAGCTTCAAGAAAACACAAGAGTCAATTAAAGATACTAAATTAGATGGCGACTCATCAGGCGTAATGAAAGCAGTTAAAGCAGCAAAAGATGCAGTGAAAGGCTTTGATAATACTCATGCAGATGCAGAACTTGACGCAGATATTTCTGATGTTAGAGAAAAAGTCGCACAGGCTAAGTCGTTGGTTGAAAAATTCGATGCTTATCGTGGTGATGCAGAGTTAGATGCCGATGTATCTAAAGCTACTGCAAATATTAAGAAAATACAGAATTATTTAGATATGTATGATAATTCAAATGCAGAAGCAGACGCTGATGTAAACATTAGAAAAGCTATTACGCATATTTCTGAATTGCAACATAACCTAGATAGTATCGACGGTAGCAAGTATTCAGCAACATTAGATGCAGATGCAACTAGAGCAAGAGAACATATTAAAATGGCTAAGAAACAGCTAAATGACTTCGCTCATCAAAAAGCTAAAGCTAATCTTGAAGTTGATAGCGCAGGTGCTATTGCTCACATAAAAGCGTTCAAAGCTATGCTACGTTCTATCCCTAACCGACATCGTACTCGGCTTGATGTTGACGGTAATCCAGCAATAGCTTTCTTCAAACAACTACACAAAGGTTTAGAAGATTATAGTAATTCATTAGATAGCTTAGCAAACGATATCAGATCATTCGGAACTGTCTTCGGTAATATGATTAAAGGCTCGTTACTTTCTAATATTTCGTTACTCGTTCCGGCAATCGCAAGCGTAGTTCCTGCATTAATGGCGGTATTAAACGCATTAGGCGTAGTTGCTGGTGGTGCGTTAGGTGTAGCTGGTGCATTTGGTGTAGCTGGTGCTGGTGCAATGGCATTCGGTGCTATGGGCATCAGTGCTTTAAAAATGTTATCAGACGGTACATTAGAAGCAACTAGAGAAACTGAACGTTACGAGGCTTCATTAGAAAGTTTAAAAGGTGCATGGGCAGACCTTATTAAACAAAATCAAGCACAAATCTTTAATACATTAGCAAATGCGATTGATACTGCTAAAGTTGCGTTAGCTGGACTTACACCATTTATCAACGGTGTATCTAAAGGAATGGAACAAGCTAGTGCTAAGATGCTTGATTGGGCTAAAAACTCACAAGTAGCACAGAAGTTCTTCGAGATGATGGGTACAACTGGCGTAAGAATATTTAACAATATGTTAGATGCTGCCGGCTCATTTGGTAGTGGCTTAGTTAGTGTACTTACACAAATAGCACCATTAGCCGAGTGGGTATCACAAGGTTTCAAGAAAATGGGGCAAGCATTTAATGAGTGGGCGCAGTCAATTGAAGGACAAAACGCAATTAAATCATTCATTGAATATACTAAACAGAATTTGCCATTAATAGGTCAGATATTCGGCTCAACGTTTAAAGGTATATTCAACTTAATGAAAGCTTTTGCACCTAACACTCATCTTGTATTACAAGGTTTAGCAGATATGGCTAAGCAATTTGAACAATGGAGTGCAACGATTGCAGAGAGTGACGGTTTCAAGAAGTTCATTGAGTACGTTCAAGAGAATGGACCTAAACTTATCCAATTAATAGGTAATATTATCAGCATTCTTATTAATATTGGTGTAGCTATGGCACCTTTAGCATCTTTAGTATTAAATGTAGCATTAGCCATTACCAATTTTATAAGTAAGTTAACAGAAGCTAGTCCGGTTATCGGTATGATCATAGGGATTGTGGCAACGTTAGCCGGAATATTAATGGCATTAGCGCCAGCGTTTATATTTGTAACTCAAGTAATTATCCCCCTTATTACTACATTCGGTGGTTTAAGTGGAATAATTAGTGTTGTCATGGGCGTTATAGAAGGTTTAGGTGGCGTACTTGCAGCATTATCTGGTCCAGTAGGCATAGTAATTGCAGCAGTTGTAGCAGTGATTGCTGTATTCGTAGCTTTGTGGAAATCATCTGAAGTAGTTAGAGATGCAGTTACAGGTGCATGGAAAGCTATATCCGGAGCAGTTGGAAATGCAGTTAAAGCAGTTATTAACTTCTTTAAGGATTTACTAGGTCAAATGGATTACGTTAAAGGTGCTGTCGACTCGTTAGGTTCAATGTGGGACGGTTTCGTTACTATTGTTGAAGGTGCTATCAAGTTGCTGTCGCCTTTATTTGAGTCAACGTTTAACGCGATAGTAAACACTGTAAAAATAGCTTGGGAAATTATTAAAGCGGTTATTACAGTAGCGATGCATGTGATAGTAGGTACAATCACTGTTTTACTTCAAATTTTGACTGGCGATTGGCAAGGTGCATGGCAAACACTCCAACAAGTAGGACAAGCGATTTGGGACGCTATTGTTCAAGCTGCAATTAATATTTTTAATATTTTAAAAGATGTATTAACTCAATCGTGGCAAGCAACAGTTGATATGTTCTCAGCTATATTCGGTCCATTGGCAGAAATCGCATCAAACATATGGAATACGATTGTACAAACTGTTTTAACAGTAGTTGTTCAATTAGGTGTATTCCTAATGAATTTATGGACTTCTATTGTCACTACCGCTCAAACGATTTGGACGACTTTAGTCACAGTGGCTTCCACAATTTGGCAAATGATTGTTACTACAATCGTTACGGTAGTCCAAACATTAGGTGTGTTCTTATCAACTATATGGCAAACCATTGTTACAGTAGCTCAAACTTTCTGGACGTTGCTTGTTACAGTTGCTCAAACAATTTGGACTACGTTAGTTACTGTGATTACAACAGTGGTTCAAAGTATAGTAAGTTTCGTTCAAGCTGGTTGGAGTTTACTTTTATCAGTAACAAGCGCAATCATGTCTGCAATTTCTGCATTCATAAGCGCTATTTGGTCAGCTATTGTTAGTATTATCACTTCGATTGTATCAAGCATCATTTCGTTCGTATCAAGTGGTTGGTCGTCGCTAATGAGTGTCACTTCATCAATCATGAGTGCCATTTCTAGCTTTATTTCAAGCATTTGGTCATCAATCGTTAGTTTTATTACTAACGCAGTATCAAGAGCGGTTAGCTTTGTATCAAGTGGTTTTTCTAACATGTTTAGCGCAGTTGGTTCTGCAATGTCCGGAATTGTAAATTCTGTCATTTCAGGAATGTCTAATGTGGTTAGTTCAGTAACGTCAGGTGTATCAAATGCAGTAAGTGCTGCGCGTAGTTTTATCGGTCATATGGTTTCTGTTGGTCGTGATTTAATCATGGGACTTATTAATGGTATTAAAGCAATGGCAGGACAAGTTGCATCTGCTGCAAAAAATGTAGTAATGGGTGCGGTTAATGCTGCTAAAAGCGCCTTACACATCGGTTCACCTTCAAAATTATTCAAACAATACGGTGTATGGACTATGGAAGGTTTAGGCATCGGAATTAATAAAGAAGGTAAAAATGTTATCAGTGGCATGGGTAGCATGGCTAACTCAATCACAGACGCATTTAATACCAACTTAGCAATTCCAGATATTACAACTAACATGAAGAAAGTAAACGCTAATATGAACGCTCAAGTCCAACATACACATACTGTTCAAACAAACCCTTCGCAACGTGTTGTTCGTATTGAAATGGACGTTAACAACGAAGCATTAGCAACGATTGTGAATGGTCAAACTGCAAATGATGATACGGTATTTTCATTCTAAGGAGGTCGTTCAATGGATATAGAAATTAAGAAAAGAAACGGACAACGTTATACTTTGGGCGACTTCGGTTTCAAAGTGACGAATGTTACCGTTGAAAGTATTGAAAAAGAAACAGATTATGAGAAAAAAGAAAATACAAGTGGTCGTATTCTTCTAAGTAGTCAGTATCGTAAACGAACTATTACAGTTGATTGCTATGTGGTTTCTACTAAACTAAACGACAACTCACGTTTACGAGATGAGTTTTACTCGCTAACTAATAGTAATGAACCTATCCATATTAGAGAGTTAAGAAGAACAGTTCCACTTAACTATCGTTTCATACAACCTACTGAACGCGACTATCAAGAGATAGACGAATACAACAATTTAGTGTTTAATCATGAGCCATTTAACAATAATCATTATGTGAATGGTAAACAATATCAAGTTATGTGTTCAGATGTAGTTGTACCCGAAGAGAACGGGCGTAAAATTAACTTCTCAATTAAATTTGAAACAGTAGAACTTCCATTTGCCGAAAGTATTGGAACGTCATTGGCATTAGAGAAACGACCTGATAGAGAATTATGGTCGAATGATATGCTAATTCCTTTTGATGAAGAAGATGCACGTCGTAAGTATTCATTTACTAATGTGTATAACAATTCAGTGTACTATCACGGGAATGTACCTAATGATCAATTCAATTTATTCAAAAAAGTAACAGTCGTATTAGGAAAAGATGTTAAAGCGACAGAGATATTCCAATTTACGCTAGGTAACAGTGATGTTATGACAATCGAAGGTGCTAACCTAAAAAAAGGCGACAAGATTGTCTATGACGGTGTACAGACGTTTAGAAATGGTATTCCTATTAACGACTTAGCATCAAATGCACAACCAAAGTTTTATCCAGGTTGGAATAATTTCGAATTCAATCAGCAAGTTAAATCAGTAACATTTGACTTGAAATTTTATTACTTGTGAGGTGTAGACATGCCGATATTAGTTACTCCAATACGTGGGCGTAGTATTCCATTGTACGTGTCTACTACCGAAACATCTAAACTTGGTTCTGATATAGTCTTACAATTTGAAATTGTTGAAGATGAGTTTAATTATCAAATTGTCAGAGGTTTACAAAAAAGATGGACGATTTCAAGAGTACAAGGTCCAAAGGATAAAAGAGAATATGTAGTATTTATTATCGACAGACAGACACATGGTAAGAAACAACGTGTGTCTGTTTCTTGTCGTTATAAACCATTAGATATCATTAAACACACTCGTGTTTACGATACGATAGACGGTAGTTTTACAGCCGATAACTTCCTTAGACGTATTTTCAGCGGTACTAAATTGAAGTATAGAATAAATGGTTCCCTTGGTTCATCTCGATTTGAAGATGCTGGCGAAGGTGAAAGCTTAGAAGATTTGATCAAGAAATTTTGTAGTCACTTTGATGTAGAGTTCGATATTGAATTTAATAACAAAAAAGGAACATATACATTTGTATTTACACCATTCTTAAATAAAAATGCTAGTTATCATATAGATGATGAAATCAACGCTAATAATATGAAGGTTGAAGAAGATAGTAGTGAGTTATACACATACGCTGTTGGTTACGGTGATTATGATGATGATGATGGTATTAAAGGGGCTGGACTCATTATGAAATTTGAGCACCCTGATATGAAAGACTATGGTCGTTATGATGCGCCACCAATTAAGGATGGTCGTATCAAAGATGAAGAAGTGATGCACCAAAAACTTCAATCATTAATCGAAAGTTCAGTTAAAACATCAATTAGTTTAGATTTCATTGCTCTGAATAGACACTATCCAAACGCTGTTCCTAAAGTAGCTGATATCGTTAAGATTAACCACTCCATATTAGGTATTAATGAATTTGTTCGTATCGTTGATGTAAAAACAGTAAGGGATAAAGACAATGTTATTGTCAAACAAGACGTTACTCTAGGAGATTTCAAACGTGTGGATAGATATAAAAAGCGTGTAAGTGAAGCAGCGGCGGCAGTTGGTGGATTAGGAGGACGAAGTAGTTTCGTCAACACATATAAAGTAACAACTGCCAAGACAAACGCAGCTATTAGAACTACACAACGCCAACAAGAAGGCGAAGGTAGAGGTATGAGGATTACTAAAGAAGACGGTACAGCTGTTGATTTGAGTAATGCTGAATTCGTTGTAGATTCCAATGGTAATTTAAAACTAAAGTAGGAGGTCTGACATGAGAAAAACGATATATACCGATTTAGATGCAATATTTGGCGCTCGTTTTGTTAGAGAAAATGAGTTAAATTTTATTGCCACAAGAGATATGTTGACAAACATCGAAAAGTTATTAGATAAGCATAGCCGAAATGAAACAAAAGCACACACTGCCGAACAAATTAAATACACACTTCCTACTGGTCCTAGTACCACAGTTGATAAAGAACTTCATTATCAAAATGAACGTATTAGAAATTTAGTATTAGGCAATTTAGGAAATGGACAACAAGAGGTCCGTGACAGTCGTGTTTCTATGGATGGTCAAAGCCACTCATTATTATCTGAACGTTTAAAACATGATTTTTCATACATCGAAGAAGAAACAGATAAATTGATGAATGTTACTGATGATCCTGCATATTTATTTAATCCACCTTACATGAAAAGTGCTGAACGTGGTGTAAATGAAACGCCATTAAGTAATGATCCAACTGAAAACTTAAAAGCGTTCTATGACGTGTTTGTCGATAATAAATATTGTTTCAAAAAGTACATTGGTAAAGACCAATCAAACAAATACAACGTATATAGTTATACCTTTGAGCCGGAACATTACAGTAAAACAGTGTTAGTCACTTGTTGTATTCATGGTAACGAGTATAGTGCATTTTACGCTATGAGCCGTTTTATGAACTTAGTTGTAAACGAGTGGGAAAAATATCCACAACTCGCTTATTTACGTAAAAATGTGCGTATTGTCATGGTTCCTATCGTAAATCCATGGGGCTTTGCTAACAATGAACGTGAGAATGTAAATAACGTCGATTTAAACCGTAACTTTGATTACTACTGGGAAAATGGTAAAGGTAAGAAACCGAGTGGTAAGAACTATAAAGGCTCTAAAGTATTTAGTGAACGTGAAAGCAGAAATATGAAAACACTCGTTGAAAGTTTAGACGAAATTACAGCACATATGGACTGCCACAACATCGTATCTCAAGTTAGTGACTATTGCTTATTCTACCCTAGATTTGCTAATCAACCTAATAACGAAATGACACAACTCTTAACAGAAATGTCAGATTATGGCGATTATGTCACTTGGGGTTCAAGTACATTAGCTTCATTCAGTAACTGGGTTGGTATCACGAAAGGCATTACATCATTCTTACCAGAAGTATATGAAGGTCGTGCTGGTAAACCTAGAGGCGCGGAAGAAATGTGGCGTAGCGTATATTACTTAGGAAATATTCTTTTAAGATTGTCGAGCTTATATAATGGTCAAAACGGAAGAACAGCAAACGAACCTATTGTTAAATCGTTTGTATATAGTAGTCGTTATAACAATTCTGGCGTTAAACCATTTTCACTTATCGCTAAAGATGGATATCAACGTATGTTAATGACTCAACAACGTTTTAAAGTTACTGCAAATGGTTTTGTTGAATTAAATGGATCAATTACAGTTCAGTTATCTAAAGATACAGTATTTGGGGTTAATCCGGGAATTGCACAAAACTACAATCCATTTAGTGGTAATGGCAAAACAAGAAGACGTCGATTATTTAAAATTGAACATAAATTAAAAGCTGGCACTCATACCATTCCATTACATGCGGTAGCACCCGTTCAATTCTCCACAACATCACCAGACAACGTTAAACGTACAAACGAAGTTATGGCGGTCGTAGATGTAATGAGAAAAGAAGGATATGCAAAAGTATTGAATATGGTACTTAATGTTAAATTCACACCTAGTCATTCTCATAATGCTGTTCAAATGTTTACTTCAACAGGATATGGCAACCAAAAAGAGCAAACATTCAAACAAATCTATCCAAATAAACCAGCACCGTTTGATGTTCGTAACAAGATTATCACTAAAAAATAAGGAGGTTTTTAAATGGACGGTTTGAAAAAAGAAGCGAAAATCACAGTTGTTGATGAGCCACGCTTGAAACCTATTACTGACGAGAATATCGGTTTTTATAACATGGATATCAATACAGCAGTTTTAACGTTTCAAGTAAGAAAACAAGATTATCCATTAGAAATCAGTAAAGTAAATACTGATATTTATGCTTACTTTGTATCTGATAATGGGTCATCAACTGGACGTGTTCAAGTTGATTACGTTAATCCAATGCAAGGTATCATTCAACTCACTTTAGATAACGACTTCTTAAAAGCTGCAACAGACACTTATGTCACAGGTCAAATCTACATCAAAGCAGTTGGTCGTAAAGATACAGTTGTATTAAATGAATTCCGTTTCTATGTCAAAGATGCGTTAATTAATCAAATTGATGCAGATATCAAAATTAGTTATATTCGTGAAATTGACGATTTAATTGATAACTTCAAAGAAAAAATCGAAAGTGTTTCACAAAATTTTAGCGATATCGAAACAGCACAAGCTGATTTCACTGCGTTTGTAAATGCACAAAAAAATGCTTTCATTAAACAAGTTAATGATATGAAGAATGATATGAATGCATTTGCAAACAATACGCAAAAAGACCTTATAGATCGACTCAACTCAATTGACGACAAAATATTGAAAACGCTTAGTGAATTGGAAAATGGTACAGAAAATTTTATCACTGAAGATGAGTTAAATACGTTACTTGCAAACTATCCAACTAACGAAGAACTAACTGAACAATTAGACGGTAAAGCTAATGTCGGAGACGTTACTCCGTCCGAACCTACTGAGATACCAGGTTTAGATGCAATCATTAAAGAAAAAGTCGACGAAGCAGTAGCTAACGCTTCATTACAACGTTTCGCATTCACTGACAATGACGGTTATATTCCAAGAATCGATAGTCCTGACTTACACACTATGAGTGGCATCGAATCTTCAGGATTCTATTATGCGTATAATCCAGTTAACTCACCCGACCCTGATAATCAAAGTGGTTACTTATTCGTTATGTCAAGAAGTTCTAGCTATAAGAAAGTATTGTTCTTACCGTTCAACAGACACAGAATTTACTCACGTAATATGATGGGAAGTACAACGGGTTGGGGAAGTTGGTACGATGCTACTCAAGGTGTAAGAATAGGAGAAATAGACCTTGGAATTAACGAAGAAGACGGAATGATTGCAGATGACGTGGATACTGAAGAAAATGATACAGACGAAAGTCAATAGAAAGAAGGTGCTAATTATTGAAGTACAATTTTAATGAAGTTCTCAACTTCATTCTTTTGTCAGGATTAGGCGCTTTTACTTTTGCGAGAGGTTTCTTCTTCACTCAAAGGCAAGAGGATGTTTTGAGTGATAGTGATTTTTACGTCGCTTTACATCAGATTATGCCAATTTGGGTGTGGGGCGTTATTATCATGGTTGTCAGCTCGTTGCTAATAATTGCTGCATTCTTTTTACCAAGACAAAGTACAAGTATTGTCTGCGACTATTTATTATTAATAGGCGGATTTGGATGTTCTATCCTTTATTTCCTAATGACATCAGCAAGTATTTACAACGCCATCAATTGGTTGTCTACTATTCAATTTAGTATCTTATCAGCTATCTGTTTTGTGATTGGTTTTATCGGAGGTGCTGATATCTATGACAGAAGATAGATACGTCACATATGAAGAATGGCGCATCTCAAGAGAAGATATTCTCGGAAAAATCAAAGATGGTGATGACGAAAATTTAAGACACATCAACGAGTTAAAAGAAAAAATTGTCGAGGGTAATGTTTATCAAAGACAATCTTTTGAAGTGCAAAAAGATACAAATGAGCAGATAAAGCAATTAAACGATACTAACAGTAAACAATGGGACGCAATCAAAGAAATTAAGTTTGTCGTCAAAAATCATGAAGATGAAATCGAGAAATTAGAAGGTACAATCTCAGAAAAACAGAAGAATAGTGTACAGATTACTGTGGCTCTCATAGGCACTGCTGGAACAATCATAGTCGGTGCCTTTGGGTTAGCGCAGTATTTTTTTTAAGGCGGTACTTATGTACCGTCTTTTTATTATGCAAAAAAGGAAGGTGGATAAATGGCAATTTTACCTTCAAGCGGCAAACCAACCGCTAAACAAGTTGCGTCTTGGGCGAAGTGGTTGGTTAAAAATAGATTAGGTGTCAATATTGACGGTGCGTATGGGTTAAAAATAGCTCATGTAAAATAACGTGAATTGCTGGGAACCCCTTAGAGCCTAATAAACTACAACGTAACTGGTAACGGTAAGCGTGAATGTTTAAAAATTATTAGGATTGGGCAATCAGCAGGCAAGCCTCTATGGTAACAGTAGAGGAAGCTTCAACGACTAAGTGCTTGTAATTGCAAGACAGTGCGTTAGAGAATAAACTTCGTGATAAACAAAAGAAGATATAGTCTAGTCTCATGTGAAAGCATGAGGCTCTTTTTATAGAGCGATTTAACGTTATACAAGCGTATTGAGAAATTGATACAGGGAAAGGCGTTAAATTAAATACAAACGATCAATGTTGGGACTTACCTAACTACATTTTTAGCAGATATTGGGGGTTCAGAACGTGGGGTAATGCTAATGCAATGGCACGACGCTCACAATATCCTAATAGAACATGGAAGATATATAAATATAGACCTGGTTTCGTTCCGAAACCTGGCGATGTAGCAGTATACACTTATGGTTGGGCTGGACATACTAACATTGTAGTTGGTCCTAGTGATAAGAATGGCTATACGGCGGTAGACCAGAATTGGATTAACGCAAATAGTTATTACGGTAGTAAAGCAGCGATTGTTAAGCATAGTTATAGCGGCAATGGTGGTAGTCTCTACTTCGTCAGACCACCTTATAAAGAAGAACCTAAGGATACAAAGCCATCTAACGACAAAGGCGATTCTTCAGACAGACCGAAACCGAAAACTAAAAAAGAACCACTTAAAAAACGAAAGATTATTACAGTAACTGCAGAAGATGATGAGAAAGTTGATTATCCTAAATTTATACCACACAGAATTGCTCATGGAGAATTAAGAACTCGTAAGCCTAAAGGTATATCAGTCAAGAATGCCGGAACAATGTGTTCTGTACAACAGATGTATTATGACAGAAACAAATACATTTCTAACGATGAATATCCACACTTCTACATTGACCGTCATCACATCTGGCAACCACGATATACAGATATCAAAGTACCTAGTGATCCTGACCATATTGTGATTGAAGTGTGTGGAGATTACAGCGATACCAAAACAGATTTCTTACTTAACGAACTACATGCAATCATATTTGGCGTTGGGCAACTACAAAGGTATAAAATTCCAATTAAACAATCATCAGTGAAGGTAACTGACGACTTATGGCGTACCGTTATGGAACATGGTAACTTTGACCCTCTAATCGACGGTAAGCCTTCTTCTAAGGTTCTTGACAGGGTTGAAAAAGCACTACTTGGGTTATACAAAGATAAAAACAAGATACTCAAAGAAGTGAGAAGTGGTAAAACGACTAAAGTTAAAATTAAAGTTAAGAAGAAAGAAAGCTCATCTTCATCATCGTCATCATCGTCGTCAAGGAAAAAAGTATCTAGTAAGCCTAAAGTTATGGTTGTTTACAGTAATTACTCATTTAAACGAGCAGTTGATATTCAAATGTCAACAAAGCCTCAAATCAACTACGGTACAGGTTGGTACAATGCTAGTCGATCAGCTACATTAAAAGCGATGAACAGTTTAGAGATTTGGAACAGTTCAACTCAGAAATATCAAATGCTTAACTTAGGTAAATATCAAGGCATATCAGTAAGCAAGTTAAATAAAATACTCAAAGGTAAAGGTACTCTGTCCGGACAAGGTAAAGCTTTCGCTTCAGCTTGTAAGAAATATAACGTGAATGAAATCTACTTAATTGCACATGCATTCTTAGAAAGTGGATATGGTCGTTCCGCTTTCGCTAGCGGACGTTACGGCGTTTATAACTACTTCGGTATTGCTGCTTATGACAGCAACCCTAACTACGCCATGACATTTGCTAGAAATCAAGGTTGGACTACTCCTTCTAAAGCTATCATCGGTGGAGCTAAGTTTGTTAGAAGAGGATATATCGATCAAGGACAACAAACATTATATAGAATGCGTTGGAACCCTCAACATCCTGGTACACACCAATACGCTACTGATGTACGTTGGGCGCAACATCAAGCAAATACAATTAAAGGTTTATATAATGACATCGGCTTAAAAGGTGAACACTTCATACGTGACCGATACAAACAAACATAGGACTACATGCTGACAGCGTGTGGTCCTAAATTTATGTAAAAGAGGTGCTTAAATGGAAACGTTCAAGAAAGGTGAAGTAACTGCTCGCATAGATGAGCGAGGTATTGACTTAGGTAATATTAATGTCAATCTCTATACAATGGATAATTCTACCGCAGCGTTAGATATACACATGAAAAAACGTAATATTATGAGCGAAAAAAAGGAATTTATTCCGATTAACTTAAATCAAACGAAATTCAGACCTGTATTACATCTAATCACTGAAGATAACTCTATTTTTACTAATGAGGAATTAGAAGTAGTGAAAGCAGAAGAAGGTCATGTGCGTTACAACGTATCTGATTATGTAACAAAGCACGTAGGACGTGTACAAGCAAAATTATTCTTAATTGATAGTAGCAATTCGACTGATGATAGTTCACATGTGGCAGATTTCTATTTCAAAGTAAATGATAGTGGTATCACAAAAGCAATCGGTAAAGAAATTCATGTTGATATGTTAGATGATATCGTTGAACGAATTCTTTTAAAAGACATTGAACGTTTCAGAGGTCCTAAAGGTGACAAAGGTGATACTGGTCCACAAGGGCCGAAAGGTGATAAAGGTGCAGATGGAGTGGATGGCGAGACTGGTCCAGCTGGTCCTCCAGGTCCTATGGGCCTTAAAGGTGATACTGGTGAAAAAGGTCTACAAGGTGAACAAGGTCCTCCAGGTCCAGCTGGAGAAACACCAACATTACCCGACTTTTCTAACTGGCAGAAACAAGCATTTACTAGAACTGATGGCGCGTTCATATTTTTAAAAGAAACAATAGATTTTAACAATTTGAATGATTTTATTAGTAAACACAGTCCTGGGTTGTATAGTGGAAATAATTTGAATAACACACCTAACGGCCAGCGTTCAGGAAGTATTATGTACTTCAAACCATTTAATAACACATCACTTATTGTTTATTTCGGCCCAGGAACAAATGATTTATTTATTAATGCTAGTCTTAACGATAAATGGGTCGGTTGGAAAAAAATTACTACAACAGATATTGTTTAAGGAGTGAATGATCGTGTCAGACTTATATAGTTCAATGATTGAATTACAAGGTAAAGAAAATGATTGGTCAATCGAGATGAATACGAATAAAAGTAATATTCTTAGTTTTGCACCACATGGTGGTGGTATTGAAGCTGGTTCATCAGAATTAGCATTACTTATTTCTCAAAAGTTAGATTGTAACTACTTCACGTTCAAAGGTAAGTTACCTAGCAATAATGTAAAACTACATGTGACATCTACTCGTTATGACAACCCAGAATTACTTAACTTAATGAGAAATGTTGATTATTCAATTTCTATTCACGGTTATGCCGATAATGAATATGCTCGCACATTGATTGGTGGTAGCAACGAAGAACTAAAAGCACTTATCAAATGTAATTTAATTAATCGTGGCTTTGATGTACAAGATGCGCCAACTAACTTAGGTGGTGCTAAACCTAACAACATTACGAATAAGACTAAAACAGGTTTAGGTGTACAACTTGAGTTATCAACGAAACAACGTAAATCATTCTTTAGTAACAATGATTTCAGTAAAAACGTGAGAGAAGATAGATATCGTTGGCGTGCTGTGATGTACGAATACGCACAAGCGATTGAATATGCGGTAAAAGAATATTTAAACTAAGTCGGCACTTATGTGTCGGCTTTTTAATTTATTAAGGAGTGGATTAAATGGAACCTAAAGTAATAGCAAGATACGTAGTATTATTTTTAGCGTTGGTCAATCAATTTTTAGCAAACAAAGGTATATCGCCCATCCCTGTGGATGAAGAAACAATATCATCAATTATCTTAACAGGTGTGGCTTTATATACAACTTACAAAGATAACCCAACCACTAAAGAAGGTAAGTGGGCAAATCAAAAGTTAAAGAAATATAAAGCAGAAAAGAAATATCGCAAAGCAACAGGTCAAGCGCCTGTTAAAAACGAAGATATACAACCTACAAATTTAGATGAGTTAGGGTAGGTGATAGCTATGTTAATGACAAAAGCACAAGCTGAAAAATGGCTTGATAATTCGGAAGGCAAGCAATACAACACAGATTTAAGTTATGGTTTTCAGTGCTACGATTATGCAAACGCCTTTTTCATGGCTGTTACAGGCGAAAGATTATATGGTCTGTATGCTAAAAATATCCCGTTTGATAATGCGAACACGATTAAAAAGTACGGTAAATCAATCAAAAACTACGATAGTTTCTTACCCAAAAAATTAGATATTGTTGTATTCCCTGGCAAATACGGGAGTGGTGCAGGCCATGTTGCAATTGTAACAAGAGCAACACTCACACAGTTTGAATGTTTAGAACAGAATTGGCTAGGACAAGGTTGGACTAATGGCGTAGTAAGTCCTGGTTGGGGTCCAGAAAAGGTTACAAGACGTTGGCATTACTATGATGACCCCATGTACTTTATCCGTTTAGATTTCCCTACAAAAATTAGTGCAGGTACCAAAGCAAAACAAATTATTAAAAAAAGACAAGCGAACAAAAAAACAAAACCTAAAAAAATCATGATTGTGGCTGGTCATGGATATAGCGATCCCGGCGCCGTAGGTAATGGTACAAATGAACGTGATTTTATTCGTAAAAACATCACACCTCAAATTGCTAAATACTTAAGACAAGCAGGACATGAAGTAGCATTATATGGTGGTAGCAAGCAATCACAAGATATGTATCAAGATACGGCTTATGGTGTTCGTGTAGGTAATAAAAAAGAATATGGTATGTATTGGGTTAACAAACAAAAATATGATTTAATCACAGAGTTTCATCTTGACGCAGCAGGTTCAAGTGCAAGTGGCGGTCATGTAATTATATCTAGTGCCTTTAATGCAGATAGTATTGATAAAGGAATACAAGATGTGATTAAAAATAATTTAGGTCAAATTAGAGGTATTACTAAACGTAATGATCTACTCAATGCAAATGTATCGGCAGAAATTAATATGAATTACCGATTAACTGAATTAGGTTTTATCACTAACACATCAGATATGAATTGGATAAAAAAGAATAGTGATAAATATTCAAAACTGATTGCGGGTGCTATTCATGGAAAGCCTATTGGTGGTGTGGTTGCAAGTAAACAAAAAGCTACTCATAAAAAAGATAAAGTCGTTGCAGTACCTAAAGGTTATAAACTAAATGATAAAGGCGTACCTTATAAAAAAGAAAAAGGGTGCTATACAGTTTCTACTATTAAAGGTAACAACGTTAGAACCGCTCACAATACTAAAGCTAAAATCACAGGTGTATTAAAAAATGGCGAAAGTATTATTTATGACGGTGCTTTTGCAGTTAATGGTTATCGTTGGATCACGTATTTAAACAATGATTTAAAACGACGTTATATTGCAACAGGTGAAATTGATAAAAAAGGAAATAGAATGAATAGTTACGGAAAGTTTACTAAGGTATAAATTTAACGAAAGCAATAACCATGTTAAAGTTTATACACGTTAGTATAATACACTCAGATGACATTTAACTATTAGTTCGTAGGGATAAGCATAACGGTGCTTGTCCCTGTTTTTTTATGCCTAAAAATAATTATGACAAATGACATAAAAAGTATTGACTTATGACATATGGCATAATATAATATAGACATAAGGTAATCACAGGGAGGAAATGGAATTGAAAAACTTATACGAACAAACGAGAGAATGGTATCAAAACAATAGTGAATGGTTTATGGATATGGGAGAAGTATTTAAATTCGAAACTATTAATAAAAGCCATTATGTTTATTCTCGAAATGAAGGAAATACTATCTACATCGAAACATATAAAAAAGGCGGTTCATTTGTAGGAACAGGTGGTAATTTACCAGCACTTTCATGGATAAAACAACATATCAAAGGAATGGAGAATAAATAATGAGAAAAACAATAGAAAAATTATTGAATAGTGATTTAAGCAGTAACTACATAGCAACTCAAACAGGCGTTACACAAAGTACGATATACAGAGTGAGGAAAGGCGAGCGTAAACTTGAAAACTTAACACTTGCACAATGCGAAAAACTATACAATTATCAAAAAGGGATAGAAAAAATGAACGAATTGAATAACAAAATGATTGAAGATGTCGTATTAGGCGAAGTTGAATTAGTGGAAGGGTTACAACAATACTTTATCGATATTGAGGGAGATTACGAGTATAACGTAGAATTTGCCACACTTTCAGAAGTTGATTATAAAGTTTGTGCATTATATGAAGTTGCTACAAGCAAAACTTACGAAGTTCCTTATCACGATAAATTAGAAAAAGAAGATATGAAGTTATTTTATGATAAATGGTTAGAAAAAGATCAACAGGAAGAAACTTATATCGAGAGCGTATTCTTCGTAAATAGAGAAGACGCAGAAAGTTATATTAAAGATGTGTTGAAAGGTAAAGAAAGTTTAACAGAAGTTGCTGCAGAAATTGGATATTTTGAATAAAACACAAACCACGTTCTTCATGAGCGTGGTTTTTTATGTGAGGGACTCGGGTCCCTAAAAAGTCCCTAAAAATTTGTATTATATGGTGTATTATTAATAGGCAAAATAAAAAGAACCCCGTCGTTATGGGGTTCTTAATTTCGAAAAGTGTTTAATTTTCGGTTAATAGCGTCCTGGGAGGGATTCGAACCCCCGACCGATGGCTTAGAAGGCCATTGCTCTATCCAGCTGAGCTACCAGGACATGAATTTTTAACACAAGAATTATTATAGCTAAAGAAACCTTATTTAGCAATAGCTTTAATATAAAAAAAGTTTATATTTTTCACTAATTATGTGTATTTGTAACTCATATCGACGATGTGCAAGTGCAATAACACATAAAGTCGAGCAATTGAATTAATATCTTCAAGCCATATGGACGCAGAAGTAATCAAATGTATAGAACCAATAGGATGCATTATAAGCAACTATGAACAAACTATAAACATTTATGAATAAAGTAATAAATAGATCACAAGTGTTGAAATTATTCTCATCTATTATTCATATACTCAATCCAATTACTAAATAAAAGTACCATGATAAATAGTGAAATACAGAAATTAATAAAGTTGCAATGACCAACATTACGATTAATTAAATAGTTGAAAAGGACTAGAGTATATTCACTTGTCTGTTTAAATTAATGATTGTATTGAGAATCCTAGACTTGCAATGGTCTCTTAGTAGGTTAAAGCGTTTATAAAACAAGGTGAATTTTAAAGAAATATAAAGCTAATGTAAAGGTATTGTAAACGTTTGCAGAATTGTCAGGTTTTGCACAACATATTTGAATGCCTAAGTGTGTTTTATATAATCAAAGGTCTACAGTTTTGATGTCTAATTTATAAGTTAAGAAAGATAGAACGCAAATAGCATAAATCACTATATAGTATAAGTAACAAAACGATAGGTAAACAAAAACTTACCAATTAATCGTTTTTGGTTTTAAGAAATAGCTTAATGTATCTATTGAATTTCATACATTAAGATTTAAATACTTTAAATAAAAAGAAATGGAGCGATTTAAATGTCAAAATTAGTACAAGCAATTTCAGATGCAGTTCAAGCAGGCCAAAACCAAGATTGGGCTAAATTAGGTACAAGCATTGTAGGTATCGTAGAAAACGGTGTTGGCATTTTAGGTAAATTATTCGGATTCTAAGTTTCCACATATAACATTTATTGAAAATATAAATAAACATTATAAAGGAGATAGTAATCATGGAAAAAATCGCAAACGCAGTAAAAAGTGCAATTGAAGCAGGTCAAAACCAAGACTGGACTAAATTAGGTACAAGTATCTTAGATATCGTTTCAAACGGTGTTACAGAATTAAGTAAAATCTTTGGTTTCTAAATTTAAAAATCAAACAATTTAAATATATAAAATTAAAAGAATGGAGCGATTTAAATGTCAAAATTAGTACAAGCAATTTCAGATGCAGTTCAAGCAGGCCAAAACCAAGATTGGGCTAAATTAGGTACAAGCATTGTAGGTATCGTAGAAAACGGTGTTGGCATTCTAGGTAAATTATTCGGATTCTAAGTTCGACTAACAACATTTTATTAATATAAATAAACAATACAAAGGAGATAAATATCATGGAAAAAATCGCAAACGCAGTTAAAAGTGCAATTGAAGCAGGTCAAAACCAAGACTGGACTAAATTAGGTACAAGTATCTTAGATATCGTTTCAAACGGTGTAACTGAATTAAGTAAAATCTTTGGTTTCTAATTTAACGTTTATTTTAAAACTTAGTTTAAATCATAAAAATTATAGAGAAATGGAGAGATAAATATGCAAAAATTAGCAGAAGCAATTGCAGCAGCAGTACAAGCAGGACAAGATAAAGACTGGGGTAAAATGGGTACAAGCATCGTAGGTATCGTAGAAAACGGAATCAGTGTTTTAGGTAAAATTTTCGGCTTCTAA